ATTGGCCAGTAAATATCTTTTTGGAAATTTAAAGTTTTATCAGATAAGGTCTTAGTATTAGCTCCTTTTATAAGGATTTGTCTTATAGGGTCAGCAATAAAGATACAATCTCCTCTATCACCACCTTCATATGGAGGCTTTACAAACTTTTCAAACTTATTAAAGATTGTAGAATAATTATTTCTTAATGTAATTGCAGATGCTACTGATAAATCACCAGTCTCTCTTAAACCATTAACAGCAGTTGCAGTTGCAGTGCTATAATCTTCGTCGTCATAATATCCTCTATTAGTAACAGTCGAAGCACTTGCAATTGCATAAATAGTACCTAAACCAGCTTCAGTTACTATATCAATGTTATAAACTTCGTCATTCTTAATATTATCTAAAGATCTTTCAAGCTTAGTTGGAATATTACCGAGAAGTTTTTCCGTCACTTTCTTATTAGTAAACTGTCCTAATGGGAATAAATTAGCCGTGTCTTTACCTTGATCAATAAGAGTTTGTAGAGGATCGTCAGCTAATGGATATGAAGATAATCCAGTGTTAGCTGCTGTACCGTTTCTTAACCCTCCAGCAGTTTTTGCTTTTAATTTTACACTACCATATGTGTTGAGTCCTGTAGAACCTGCTAGTCTCTGTGATATGTTATCATTAACTAAGACTTTAATATTCTGTGAGTTCTGTGAAACATTTTCTAAGAATACTGATCTATTAGCTCCTCCATTAGGATTAAGCTCAGTTCTATGAGCATTAATAGAACCTGCCACTACATCTGTTAATACGTAATCAAGTTTAGTAGCTTCATTTGCGTAAATAGACTTACGTAATTTAAACACTCCTAATTGCAAATAATCATCAAATGACCTGTCATCTAACTCATAATCAGTAAGATTTTCCATCACTCTTGATATACTTCGACCAGAACCATCTGTTTTAGAAGAGGTTAAGTCGAATGTTATAGTATTACTAGGAACATCAGTAAATGAACTTGTGGAAGATGATGCAGCTACTAAAGCTTTAACTCCTGACACAGCTAAGAAATCTGTACCAGGGTTTTGAGTATTATCAAGTAAACCTACATATGTACCTTCTAATCCTTCGTTATTAGCAAGTTGTGTTTTATTAAGAACAATCAAACCTGCGTTACCAAGCTCAGATGCAGCATTAAAACTAGCAGTATTAGAAGCACTATTACCCCAGATCAAACTCGAACCATCTAGAATACCTAAATATTCTGCTTCTGTAAGCTGTAAATGTGTAGGCGCGTCGAAAATATAAAGACCTGAACCCGTATTAGTTAAGGTTGCCGCGCGATCCGGCTTGCCGTCGGAATCAACAGTAATTGCAGAAACAGGATAAGCTAAAGCGGAATACTTAGATCCAAATCCATCACCGCTTCCTCCCCCGTAAGGTAATCTACCAGCGTAAACTGTAGCAGGTGAATTTAAAAGTTCGCTAATTGTGTAATGAAAGTATTTTTCTGCTGCAGTAGTAGGAGGACCATAAATTTGAACTAATTCTTGCTTAGTGGTTATAAGCAAAACTTCGTCGATGGGACCCTGCTGAGCAAAACCGGTAACGTAGACGCTCGTTCCGGCAGGTGCAGGTGTTGTAAAGGAAAGATCTGATTCTCTTATTTCTACTCCAGGTGAGTTTATTGTACGCTGTGCCATAAAATTATTTATCCTAATTTAGGTTAATAATTTCAAAAACTGATAACTTCTGTATGTAATTGTGAGTAAACAAATGTAAATCCTGATGTAATTTCATCTGAAGTTGTATAATTATAGCTTATAGCTTCAACTGTAGTGGGAAATGCTTTAGTGTATGTAAATTTTATACGATTATTGTTGAATTCGTCTTTACCAAAAATGGTCAAATCAGTCTGATAATCCTGAAAATCTGGATTATTTTCATTTATCTCACGAGCATTATACCGCCCTTCATATTGATCATGTAACAAATTAAGCCAAGAGTATATTGCATAGTAATTTTTATACTCATTATCTATTTTAAATCCTATAGATACAGGAGGATAAGGGTTTTTCGAATGAGAAGATACATATAAAGTGTTACCAGCGTATCTATTTTCTACTGCAGGAACATTAACTTCAGGTACTGCAGCACCAAATATTGAAAATTGAACCGAATCAGGTATTAAGCTATCGTTAGTTTGATTAAACTTTTTACTAAACTCCTTTAAAATTGGTGGTACATCAAAAACTAATAAAAACTTATCAGCTCTAGATTTGTTCAGCATCGACTGCTGCATAGTATTCCTTGCCATGTATATATTTATAGCTGCCTAGGTATACCCGCTTGCCAATTATCTTGAGGATTTTCACCTAAGAACATAAATCCACTTGATCTTAAATCTTCCATATCATCTAATACCTCATCACCCATTCCAAAAACTACTGCAGAAACATTATTTGATCCTATACCTGTAATTTCTTCATCTAAATATATAGAAGTAGGATCTTCAAAATATTGAATACCAAAGTCCATAGGTTCAATTACACAAGGTTTGCCCATATCATCTACTTCTACTATATCAAAAAATCGTTCAGTTATTTCTTTTTCTAAGATAAACAATCCATAAAGCATAGCCATAACTCTATCATCATGAAAACCTCCTCTAGCTTTCCAAGTACCATTAGGATAGCGTACAAAGTTTCTTAACTCAGCAACTGTTTCTTCCTCTCTAATACTCACCACTCTTATCTCATTCATAAAATAACGCATGTTGAGCACACCCTTGTACTTTGTATTAGTATGCGCTATCATGCCTCTCATTACATTTCTTCTATGAGCGTTTTTATTACCGTAAGAAACTATTTTATCGTAACTTAAATCTTCTGATAATCTATCCACTACCTGTGCGCCACAATTGTTTCTCTCTATGAGAGCTAAGGGAGACCCCCAGTTACGTAAAATTTTGTATAATCTATTAGTAAACTCTAAAGGCGGGATCTTATTGTTTCTGTAGACAGCTACTTGTTTAATATCTTTAATATCAGTAATATCTAAAATCTGTATAACAGATGAATCGACGCCAACGCCTTCAGATATATCTACTCCTGCTACATATACTTTACTCTCATCTGGCTCTTCCCATATTTTATAATGACCATCGTCTAAAATAATTTTTGGCTCTACTACCTTCGACATCATTTCTTCAAATAATTCATCATCTAAAGTAGATTCACCTGAATGAATAAACTCACATTCAAACTCCTGTAACCAAGCATCAGCTGAACCAATAGCTGTTTTAGTAGCCTGAGCCCATTGTTCATCTCTACCAGGAACCTCACTCCATTTTATCTTATCATGAGCCCATCCATTATCACCTTCTATAGCTCCGCTGTATAATTTATAAAATAAGTTATCAGTGCCATTAGCTGTAGAACAAACAAATACTTTAGATTTTTTAGAAGAAGTAATAATAGGAAAGACTGATTTCCAAAACTCTTCTACTAAATGAGGTTCAATAAAAGCCATCTCATCAATAACTAAGCAGTTAACAGATTGACCTCGAGCAGCAGTACCAGTAGTAGTCGTAATACCTATTCTACTACCATTCTCTAATGTCATAGAAGTCTTAGCATACTCTTTTACAGGAGGCTTTAACCAGTTAGGCAACTCTTCATATGCCATTCTAACTCTTTGAAAGATCTCTATTGCAGTAGCCTCTTTGTTTGCTACCAGAAGTATACGCTGATCATTATTAAAGCAGGCTTGCCACAAGATATAGATAGTCATCATCGTAGACTTACCAATCTGTCTAGAAGCTAAGAGACAAAAGAATCTATTGTCTCTCATCTTTCTAAGAGCTCTTTTCTGTGGCTTGAACAGTTGAATTTTTTCTTTACCTCTATCTAAGTTAACTATATGAAAGAAGTTTTCAGCAAAATATAGTATATTACTGCTTGCTTTTTTAAGGTCTTTTACTTGTTCTTTAGTATATTCACCCTTCCAGTTAACGTTGGGTAAATTTTTATTACCCATATAAAACATATTATCTTGTCTAGCCACAGAAATATTTAGTAAGGAGCATAAATAATTACATGTCAAAAGGAAAAGACTTTATATCATTAGGTGAAGCATACAAAGATATCTTCAACAAAGTAGTAGTTAACGAAGATGTTCCAGCTGGAACGACAGGAGAAGCTCCTTTAACCAAAGAAGGAGGTCCTGAAGAAAAAGGAGGGTTTCGAAAGCCCCTCGTTGACTTAGATAATATGTCCGATAAAGATAAGAAGGATAATATTTATAATATTAAAGGCTATTCATACGGAGACGGTAACGACCC